AGTCTACAATCGTTTTGAGGAGGAAGTTTCTATTATTGATTTGTTTTACGATTGATTCTAGGTATGCAACGATTTCTTCTTGTAAGCCAATCTTAAGTGAAAGCTTTACGACATCAACGTCGGCTTCAAGATGCTGTGGTACATCGGCCCGAAGAATTTTAAGTGGTTGTGGTTTCCAACCATGTTGCTTGAGTTCTTCTTCGTCAAGCTCTCCACGGTACCATTCACCTTTAAGCTTATAGAGGATTTTGTATTCGGCCTTTAGCTTCTTTAGCTTTAGACCTTCTTCAACGTACCAACGGAAGTATTTATTGTGAAGCTTTGGTACGTCTGTTGCGGCTTTTGATACATTCATCTGATCAATCTCGCCGTCTTTGGCCCACTCTTCGTATAGTTTTTCGATGCTCATTGTATATCTCCTTCACGTGTTTATGCCATAATAATACAGAATTGGAGAAATGTCAACTTTTTAATCTTTTAACCTCATGACCATTATGTTCGAACGTTATTTGGCATGTAGGATAAGTGATATTTGGAGAAGTAGTATCGAGAGATATTTGCCCTAAACTAATCGGGAAGACATCACGAAAGACAACTTCAAGTCCAGGATTTTGTCTGCTATCAAGGATGATAAGTGATGCATCGCTGTAGATGCCTTCTTCACTACTCGCAAGAGCCTTATATTGATCAAATGATTTAGGGTGAGTAAGACCAGCCATCCAGTCATAGATTTCATTATAACTATCCATGTATTCATCTACACGAACTGTAACCGAAAACGGCTCATGATTCAATCTATCACCAGGAACTGACAACGCTTTCAGCGGTGTTGGATATTCAATTGGAGTGATTGAAATGCTGGGAATGTCGACTGATTGAACAAAGAATGAAACGTTAGGAAGTCTCTTAATTAGGAATCTAAATCCTGTAGGCGAAAGAAAGTTTTGTTGCATTGACTTTTCCCATTACTATTGGTATCGTCTATATTTATACGGCATAAAAAAGGGGCTCCGAAGAGCCCCTTAGTTGGAATCGGTTGCCCGATTCTCTTATTAAAGAATGTTTGTAACACGAACCTTGCGGTAGTACTTGTTGGTGTTTGCGGTAAGACCCGAATCACCATCAGAATCAGTCCACTTGGTGATACCCTTAGCGAATGGGTTAGCAACCATACCGTAGCGAGTCTTAAAGCCAAGCTTTGATTGGAAGCTGTTTTCACCAACTGCACGAACCATTTGTAGCGGAACGTATGGGCAATAGAACATACCAGCATCGAATGTTGAAGAACCTTTGTAGCCAACAACCATGTAGTTGCTGCCTGCATATGGGTCGATATATACACGGAAGCGGCCGTTAAGAACACCAGCAAAAGTGTTGCCAGTATCATCAACGTTTAGTGCATTGCTGTTAAGAGCTGGGGTATAGTCAAGGATGCCAGCCATTTGAAGTGCTGATGCAACGTCTGAAGAACAGATAAGGATGTTACCCTTGCCACGACGAGTATCTTTTGCAATCTGGTTAGCTTCACGCTCGATTTGGAACATCAAGCCCTTGAACTTCTCAACTGACCAACGGCCGTTAGCATCAACGTCAAGATCGAAAGTACCTGCAGTTGCAGTTGTACCAGCTTGTGCACCAACGGTTGCAACGTTATAAACTGTACGAACAACTTCACGGTTGATTTCAGCTAGCAATTCAGCTTGAAGCATGTTTGCTAGTTCTGATTCTGCGTCAAGACCATGGATAGCTTTCAAGTCTTGTGCAAGTTCAGTTGTGTATTCTGCTTTCAAAGCACGGCTCTTTGCAGTAACCGAAACTTTTTCAATGCTGAAAGACATTTGCTGGAATTCGCTTGAACCGCCACCAGTGCCTAGTGATTCAGCAGTTGCAGTTGACATACCGGTGCCAGTTCCCCACTGTGTTGTGTTAGCAAAGTCTGTTGGGAATGGTGAACCAGCGTGTGTACCAGTGCCAGTGAAGTCGGTGTCAGCTTCGTTGTAGAAAGCTTCGCCTGTTGCAGCAGTGGTGTTTGCATAGTTTGAGCGCATTGCAAAGATCAATCCAGTTGGACCGGTCATTGGCTGAACGCCAGCAATATCGTATGCAATTAGGTTAGGCATTGCACGACGAACAAGTGTGATAAGCACTGGATCGTAGTTAGCAGCAACGCCAGTGTTGTTTACTGGTGCAGCTTCTGAAAGGAAAGATGCTGGTGAGTAAGAAGAACCTTCTCTTAGAGCATTTTCTGTGTTTTCAAGAAGTTGTGCAGTAACTGCCTTACGGTGCGAGTCTTTGATTGAAGGAAGCGCAGTATGTTCAAGTACTGGACCCCACTTTTCAATAAGTTCATTGTTTCTCATTTTGTTACTTTCTCCTATTGTGGAATTAGATATAGTTATTTATATTATTTAAATCTTGCCATATTTATCAAGCGATGCAACATATGCTGCTACTGCATGATTCTTTAGTGATGGCTTAGCAGTTTCTACTTCTTCTTCAAGAATCTCTGATTGGTCTTCTGCACGAGCAACTGAGTTACCAAAATACGATTCTTTAATTGTTTCGAGTTTATCTGCATATGTATCGATTGAGTCATATGAAATACCTTCAGCTAGAACCTTAAAACGTTCTACGTCGGTATCAACCATGCCTTCTGTAAAGTATGCAAAAGCTGCATTCTTTTCAAGTGATGATTTTTCTTCACGAACTGCTACTAGTTCTTCAAATAGTTGATTGTACTTAGCGTTTGTTTCTTCAATTTGCTCTTCCATTGCTGCAATTGCATCAACTTCATCTTCGTCAATTTCAAGATTATGTTCAACCATAATGTTTCTTAGATTTGCAAAAAGTGATTCTGCAACATTGACCTTGTAGCCAACTTCAAGTGCAACTTCATTTTCTTTCATCCAGCTTTCAACTACGTAGTCAAGATACGCGTCAAGTTTTGCTGTAAGTTCTTCAACAATTGCATCTGTCTGTTCTTCAAGAACCAAGTTGAATTCTTCTTCAAGTTCTTCACGAACTTCTTCAACTTTTTCGTGCACTGCTGCTTCAAAAATCGTTACGGTCTTTTGCTTGAATTCTTCTGAAAGTTCTGCATCACCGAATAGTGAAGCAATCATTTCTTGTAGACCAGCATTATTAGTACCCTGTGGTGTTACAACTGGCGTACCGGTTTGTGTTGCACCTGGTGCTTTGAAAACATCGCCTTTACGCTTCTTAACTGCACCACCTGCACCGACAACAGCATCAGCAGAATATGACTCTTCGCCGGTTGCTTTTGCTTCGTCAAGTTCCTTGTCTAGCTCTTTATCCATTTAAGGTCTCCTTATTAAAGATTTATTATTCAGTATTATTTATAAGAATTAAGTATTACAAACTATTTAAAAAGCGTTTAAAGACCATTGCGGCCTTAGCTTCATCAATTTGGTTATAATTCTTCTTCACTTCTTCTTCAATTTGGTCAAAAGCATTAGCAGAAACCCATGAAGATAATGCAACATCGTACACCCATGTTACGCCTTCCATAATACCTTTTACGAAAGCATCTGGCGCTGAAGGGTCTGCAACGATGTCGCCAGCTGTAGCAAGCATGAAGTCATTTTGAACTTCCATGATTCCTTCTTTGTTAGCTTTAACCGAACCCATTCCACGAGAAGAAATTCCGAGTTGCGCACCGCTGTCGATAAGACCTTTGACTACATCACCCATAGGTGTCTTAGTAATCTTTGCACGACCAACAACGTTTGAGCCATCAGCCTTTAACTCAGTAAACATGTGTGATACACGGTCAAGGTTAATGGTTGGTCCTTGTGGGTGACCAAGTTCGCCGAAAGCTCTGTTCTTTGAAACATAGTTTTCGTTGTAGCGATTCATCTCACGCATAAGAACATTTGATGGGTAGATTCTACCATTTCTGTTCTTTACATCACCTTGCATGATGATGCCTTCGATGAAATAATTCTTTTCACCCTTTTCATCAGCTTCAGTAATGTACTGAAGTTCTTCAAAAATTTCTTTTATAAGTAGTGCCATTTGTGTTCTCCTCTTACCTTATTTATAAGCAATAGGAACACACTTAACAGTTGCAGACGATGCTACAGTGTCAGTAGTTTCTTTTATAAAGACTTCATCAGATCCAGCAGCCATTGAATACGTACCATATGTTCCAGTAGTATTTGCAAAGGTGAGTACAGTTGCACTAGAAGCAAATACACGAACTACTTGAGCGTTGTTTACAGTGTTTGCGGTTGAAAGGTCAAGTTCTAGACCTTTCACTTTAACAAAATCGACCATTAAATGTTCTCCGCAAAACTGAGGATTTCTTGGAATCCACTTTTACCTGACATCATACGCTCTTCCATCTTTGCTTTATTCGCTGAATTAAGCTGAGTGAAAAGTTTGTTGAACATATCTACTGATTCACGATTAAGAGTTACGGTTGAACCATCTTTTAATCTCATTGCACCAATTTTAAATGCTTCATCAAGATTTTCACTTACTGAATTAGCTTTGTCAGCAAGACGACCTGAGGCAGAAGCAATGCCCAT